CCATGCGTCCTGGAATGGCTTCCAGAGTTTTTTAAGAAGGTCGGCTAGTTTCTTGGCAGAATCACTGATTTTGTCCAGCGCATTTTCTCCCTCTGCGAGTTTGCCATAATTTACACTGTCAACCGAACCCGGCAATCCGCCGCCCCCAGAACCAGTTCCGCCGGTTCCAGAACCGGATGGCGTTGAAGATGTACTCCCTGTAGAACTAACCTTGTGCACTTCATCAAGCGATGAAAGATAGTTTTTTGTTTCCTTATTCGCTTTTTTTGTAGCTTTCGCATTGTCGTTCGTGGCATCTGCCAGTTTCTCTGCATTATCGGCTGCCTGTCCATACTGATCTGCCGTATCTGCAATTGCATCCGCTCCGGCAAGCCCTGCGCCGCTTCCACCTGTCTGACCTGATGATTTCTTGCCAGTAATAAGCTCCGTAAATGACTTGAAGGCATTTGCCAGAGTTGCCAGTTTACCGAGCAGAATATTGATTACTTTCAGAACAGGCGTGAAAATATTAATCAATCCCTGGCCGACTGTTGCTTTTAATGACTGCAACTGCAGTTGCATCACTCGCACCTGATTCGCCCATGAGTCAGATGTTCGAATGAAATCACCAGATGCAGCCGATAACTGTTTCTGCACAAAAGCCAGACGGAGAGCTACTTTCTCCTGCTCGGTCATGGCAGACGTTGTTTTACCATAACCGTTTGCCAGTGCGTACTGATCTAGTGCCGACTGGGTCATTACCACGCCGAGATCTTTGAGCGTTTCCGTTTCACCCGTAAACACTGATTTCAGTTTGATATACGCCAGATCCTGACTTATGTTATAAAACGATGCCACATCACCGGTTAGCTGTGTCAGAGCCGTTGACATGTCATAAGCCTGTGCTTCTGAGAATCCGAACGACTTTGACATTGCTCCGAATGTACCAACATACCGCTTTGCCATAGTCTCCGATAGTCCAGCGCTGGTCATAGCGTTCTTTGCAAATTCATTTACTTTGTCTGACATGGTTGTAAATGTAACATCAACCACGTTCTGCACTTCTGCTAGATCTGAGCCAAGTTCCACGCACTCTTTTCCAAACTGCACTAACTTACCAACTGCAAAAGCCCCACCAATCAGCAGGCCAATTTTTTTTACAACACTTCCAAGGCCGTTAAATGACTGTTTTATAGCCGATACTCCATTTTGGACACCGGTTGTATCCATTCTGGTATCAATGATGACTGAGCCATCAGCAGCCATGTGTCCACCTCCTAACTATTTGAGGCTCAACATCTCATTCAGCGCATCTTTATACGCTTGCTCCTCGTCGCTGAGACGTGTTTTTATATCAATAATGTTCTTGTTTTCTTGATAGAATTTCTTTTCCCATTTATCCAGACGTTCACCTTTTGCCTTTTTTGACCGGATTCCAACAACCGTGTTGAACAGGCACTCGCCAGATTCCATGAAATATCCGAAAAACGTCCACCAGTGCATATATGGAACGGCTCTGATTTCTTTTCCGGCAACCTTGTTTACCGCCGGCACAATCATATCTCCGTCTTGTTCCCAGTCCATTAATCGGGGTTTTGGGTGGTTTGGATTATCGTCCGACTGTCCACAGTCGATGAACTCCGATGCTTTCTGACATGCTTCTGTAAGATGCTCTGGCGGTATACTCTGCCAGTCCTCAAACAGAATCTGTAACATAACAACAGCTTTCGCCTGCTCGTCTAGTTCTGGGTCGTTCATAGCAATCAGAATGTCGATTATTGCCCGAAAATCTGTCCTGATAGAAAAATCCACCCCACTGATGTTGAGTGAGGTGGGAAGCTCATAGGCGGTCATTTTGTATACTTCTCCGTATACTTATTGACTGCTGCCTGCATTTTCTTTTTTCTCTTTTCAATCTCCGGTGCGATTGCTTCTGCGATCTTATCAAGTACGATATAAGCAAACACCTGACCATTTCCGAATACAGTAGTTGCCGTGATTGGTTCTTTGAACAGATCCTTTGATGCTTCATATCCGAGCAGATAGTTGATCTTGTCTTCAATCTGTTTATTGAGTTCCGCCATCTCTTTACCAGAAGTGACTTTCTGAATCGAATCTTTGAGCTGTCCAAAGTATTCTGCCAGTTCCTCCGCACGTGCTGCTACATTGATATCGGTCGGGTTCAGTTTAAAAGAAGAAAAAACTTCATCTTCGTTGTTGGTAAATGTAAAAATGAGAATTCCATCATCAATTTTGGTATTAATTACTTTTGCCATTTAGGGTGTCCTCCTTGTGTATGCGCTTATTCGCTGTCGGCTGTGAATGTACCGGAACTGATGTCAAATTTTCCTTTTACGCGTTCGCCGGTATAGTTGACGGTAAATGGAATCTGATAGCCAGATGTATCGCCGCCGTAGGATGTCGGCACAACGTAACATTCCTGCTGATATGCTTCATATTTGCCTGCTGTAGCTTCTGTCCAGAGATGAACCTCAACTGCTTTTGTCTTGAGGTTATCGTCCTTATATCTGTTGTCTACGATCTTCTGTAACGCTGTGAACAGATCAGAAGTAGTGTCTGCATAGAACGGATCAGCGTCAGAAGAAACTTCGTAGCCGTTATGCTTAAATGTGGATTCTCCGAGAATGTTTTTAGATGTTTCAGTATCTGGATTGAGTTCTACATTGTACTCTTCCAGATCCTTGCCAAGACGCTCATATTTTGGCTTCAGTCCTCCACAGAGGGAGCCTGCGTCGATATAATGAGCCATATATTTACGGTCAATCTTGCCTGTAACTGCCATAGAAATGTCCTTTCTGCCTATAACTTTTAAAAGGCTGTGTAGGTTAGCGACTATCTCCAATTGATAGCCGGTTGTTGCTTGTTAGATTACTTCATAAGTGTTTTCGTAGCGCACTGATAATGGTAATAACCAATCCTGCACACCGCTCTCCTGTGGCTCTAAACCATAGGAGTTGTCACGAGTGATACGTTTTATCACTCGTCCCTGTGAAAGCTCAGGAAACGCATTTAAACGTGTCTCAGAGCCATTTATGATAACTGGTTCTCGGCATATCCATTTGCCGAGATTATCAAGGAATTTCTGAACAGATAACTTCTGTCGCTCCTTGTCGGATGCTGTTCGGTATACCACATAAAATGGATACTGGCATACCTGGTGCATTGTTCCGCAAACATCTTCTTTTTCTGAATAAATCAACGCCCCGTTGTCTGCCGAGAATGCAATTCCTGATTCCTTGCCAAGTTCCTCGAATTTGATTGTTTCATTTTCGTATGGTCCTGGATACTGGTTCAGAAGTGCTTTCATGGCATCTGTCAGAATCTCATATCCAGTTGCATCTTTTCCGATAGGTTTATCCGCCATGTCTGCCACCTCCTGCCTGTGCTTTTACTTTGCGAATCCATGTACTGCCATATTGCCGTTTAGCGGCATCGAACCACTTTGCCTGTGCCTGCGGGTGTGCCTGTTTGGTGTATTCAAGATTTTCCTTTGCGGCTGTCCGACCAGAAAACTGACTAACGAGAACTTTCTTTGCTCCACGTCTCGCGTAGGGACTTCCGGTCAATTCATCAACCATTTCTTTTCCTTCGTACAGGAAGCGCCCATAAGGGGCCGCCGCCGCGCATACTTTCCCAGTTCCTTGCAAGGATGTACTCTCAACTCTCGTTCGATTAATGAAGTCCCCTGTAATCATCGGCATAAACGGCACCATACTATCCATGACCATTCCATCAAGGAGATACTGGGCTTCTTGATACTGTTTGGAGAACCTGTCCATATTCAGCTTGATTTTCATATCTCCGTCAACTATGGAGAATCCTTTGAAATGATGAATTTTACTCATATTACTTACCCAAAATCTCAAAATGTGGAATCAGCGTATACGGTCCGCCTACACTGGTAATCTTAAACACGTTATCCTTATTCTCGTTCATGTACTGGTAGAATCCGTTCCGATAGTCGCTGTCAGTTACCGTCCCACCAGTCCACTCGCCCTCCCAGAAGAACGATTCATCTGAGAATGTGATAGTATCCTCTAGAGCGTTGTTGATCTGCTGTTTCCACTCTTTAGGCGGCACCCATGGGAGAATCTTACCGTCTCTATCAGTAATGGTTATATCGCCATTCTGGACAGTGTAACGGATGTGCAACTGTGCGTTGTCTGTTGTATCTGGTCCGTACTTTTTAAGGATTGCCCCTTTGTCCGTAATGAGGCCAACGCCGGATAAAACATGAGGATACCAGTACACATCTCTTGTTGTGGCACTTTCGTAATAGTTGAAAATCGTCACTGTTTTTTCGTACATGATACCCTCTCCTTAATCATTTATTTTTTAGCTTATCCACGTCAACCTTGGACGTTCGCTTCCACAATTCCGTAATCTTCTCCCATCCGAACATGGAAATAAATGCCACAATAAACCCAGCCATGATAGCTGCTAATATCATATACCACAAGATTGTCATGTGGATATACTGCATATACGCTACAAAAGCGGCCACAGTAATTCCGATAGACAGTACAAGCACCAAGGCATCTGTCGGAATTTTCGACAGGAACCCAACATTTTTAATCACCTGTGTAATCACAGATACACAAAACGCCAGAATCCCGATTACTGCCAGAATCACGGTCATGTTTGCGAATAATGCTTCCATTACTCTTTCACCTCCTCATAAGTTTTTTCAAAAATATCCGGCTTGCACGGATAAAGCTCTCCGTTTACACCCTGGATAACATAGTCTCCAACAGAAACATGATGTGTTCCCTCTAATGTTTCGATATACAGCTCACACGGAGGTAAATCACAAGTTTCTGCGCCGTAATACATAATGCCTTTTTTTCTAAACTTCATATTCACACTCCTGCATACAATACTGGTATTCCATCATCCGTCCTTACTCCCATCAGAAGCGGCAAAGCCGTCTCGTAAAGTAAGTCATTCGTTTTTTGTACATCTCCGGCGGCGGCATACACTGCACTCCATTCCTTTGCACCTGATGCTTTCTGCTGTGGCGTTGCATAAGAGATGGATTCACTGCCAGATGATACAGATGTTACAATGCCTGTCGTGCTACCACCGGATCCGATTGCGGTTGACGTACCGCTCACGGCGGCATTAGTAGCATTCTTCTCAGCAAGCTCAATCTGATACATTAATTCAGCCAATGAACAGACCGCCTTTCTAATACGTTTTCTAGCGCGTTCATTAGTCGGAAGTCCTCCTAAAAGCCTATCGAATGTCAGTGTATCTACAAAATCGCTTGCCCTTCCAGCAAGTCTATCAAAGTCGTTTTCTGGCACGACTAAGCCGAAATACGACTCTATATAAAAATCATAATCTGCATAAGCCATGCCAGTTACCTCCTAGTCGATCATCATTTTGCTGTTACAGTTGCGTGTCCGGCACTCAGTGCTTTATAGGTACTGTCGCACTCAACCACTGTGATTACCTGCCCTGTTGCTGCGGTAATGTCAGCTTCTCCATCCCACGCAGTCCAGTTCTTCACATTCTGTCCGTAGTCTACGGAAGTCTCAGATGATGCAACTTTGTACTTATACACATTTCCTGCGCTTACTTTTGCCGGAGTAACAGTCACTTTTGCATCTCCGCTTTTACTTTCTGCCACAGAGTTTACAGTCAGAGTTCCAAGTGTCTGAGTTGCGTTGATAGTTCCGACAGCAACAGCGTCAATATATTCTGCAAAGAGGGTAAGTCCCATGATTGCGAATGATTCAGACACTGCTGTGTGGTAATTGCCCTGTGTATGGAATCCGATCAGATTTGTTTCACCGGATACAGTATATACAAGACCCGCTCTTGCAAAATCAGATTCGTTCGGGTCAACATAGTACAGAACGATATTTTCAACAGGTGTAGCGATTACTGTTCCTCTCGGAATTTCACTGTCAGATAACAGGAAGATTGTATTGAATCCCAGGAAGTCTTTCACATACTGGAAGCCGAACTGGTTCTGAATAGAAATCTCAGCTGCTCCGATATACTCGTACACGTCCAAAATATTTACAAACCCAACAACGCCAGTTACATTTCTGTGCATTTGTTTGAATTTGTTTTCTACACGACCTTTAGCCATTGCCAGAGCCATCTGGAAAGTGGTTTCCGTGAATGAGAGAGTACCTGTTTTCAGATAGTTGTAAAATCTTTCAGTAACATTGGTCTGAAGCTGGAAGAGGAATTCATCATCGGTCATCTGAACAGCGTTCTCGTAACCGTGATCTTTGATTGCTTCGATAGATACAGCCTTTGCGTATTTCTCGATAGTCATTTCTGCATAGGGCTTTTCTTTTATAACGAATTTGCTGTAAGGGATTTCCTCACCTTCACCAACATTTCCGTTCTGTAATGTACCCTCTGCATATTTTGATTTAAGAACTGCTCCGGGCGTCTTTTTGATTGGACGCATGATACCAAGGATTTCACGTAAGTGTTCCCAGTTTCTTTCGAATCTGGTAACAAAGTCAATCTCACGTGCCTTTACCTGAATATCATTTGCCATAATAAGATTAGCTTTTGCTGCCATAAAAAAAATCCTTTCTACCCATAATTGTTAAGGTATTGGGTTAGCGGCTATACTCTGGTGTATAGTCGGTGAAAAAAAATCACTGGAATAACTGGATATTCTGAGCAATTGCAGCCTGTCTCTCAGACGGGTCTTTAATTGCTTCGATATCTTTCTTTGTCATGGTTCCCGGTGTCTGCTGCTGTCTAACATGAGTAGTAAACCTTGCCTGATTCTGCTGAGCCTGTTGCTGAGATTCGTCCACGAAAGCAGACGCGTCAGACTGTTTCATCTGTTCGATTAGGTCATTCAGTCCAAGGATTTTACCGTCCTTCAGCTTAAGACCTGCTTCCTTGATGTCTGCCATGACTGATTTCTTTGCAGCTTCACTGGAAAATTTAACATCGTCGAGTGCCACTTTCAGAGCATCTGAGAAATCGCGGTCATAGATTTTTGCATTGAATTCTTTCTCTGCGTCCTCCGCTTTTTTCTTCCATCCAGCAAGCTCTGTCTGAATGTTCGCCGGGTCAATGCCGTCAAAGCCTTTTAAGGTTTCTTCTGCTGTCTCAGCACGTTCTTTCCAGTCATCACGTTCACCTTCGACTTTCGACAGAGTTTTCGCTACTTCTTTAGCATTCTTGTAATGTTCAGAGAGTGCTTTCTTTACATCTGCCTGTTTATCCTCCGGGATTTCAATTCCAAATGATTTTAATGTGTCAATAAGTTTCTGCATATACATCCTCCTGGTCGTGTTTATTGACCTGCCGCCGCAGGTAAGTGGATTAAGCCAGTTAGACCACTGGCAGGGTAAGCGGAACTTCCAGAGTCGAACTGGAAAACTTGTATCTATAGATATTTGTCCTATAGCCGATAGGTTCCACATAACCCGGGAATCCGGGTTAGCAAGGTATTTTACGTGCTATGCCTAAACACGGGACGTTCGGGCTACGTCAACACCGCCTATACGGTCGCACACCTCTGCACGGGTTTGATTTCACTGTTCTGTTATATGTGCTCACAAGGAGGTATGCCGCCATGCACTAACGGCAATGGTACGTGTCGGAAATTGCATCCGCTTTTCAACCTCCAGGTTCCGCCCGAACCTGTTTCTGTTAAGGACACGCGCCTAAGAAAGGAGGAATCAATGAAAAAATGTCTATGTCAAGTGGCTACAACCACTTACGAATCTTCCTTATGAATACATTTTACCACAGAACCTCCAAAAAGTTGTGGTACATGTTTTGACTAATTAGAGCATATCACGGAGCTTTTCCACGTATCTTTTAACAAGATCACGTTCCTCCCGGCACTCCGCATCCTTGGACATATCGCTCATTTCTGTTGTGAGTTCGTCAAGATGTTCTTCCAGAGCGGCAAGCATCTTTCTTTTGCAGTCCTCAGATTTGCCGGAACGATAGCTCTGTTTCTGTGTCATATAGTCGTCATAAGCATCTCGTCCATCAGAACGGCTGTAATGTCCTCTAACATAATGCTCACCGCGTCTAGCATAAGAACTGCCCCTGTCGTAATCTGGCATCATTCTGCCATCATTTGAGCTGTATCTCCCCATACTGTCGCGCTTTCTTCCACGTTCGCTGTAATCGTCATTGTATCCGCCACGCATCTCATCAAGAACAGCGTTGTAATACTCTACTTTCTTGTCCCAGTACTGCGTGTTCTTTATATCTTTGTACATATCAATCAATTTGTATGTCATTTCCAGATTTCCAGTGGTCAGTCCATTATCAGCGATTTTGGACAGTTCGTCTTCAATTCTTGCACATAAATCTTTAATATCTCTCATAACTGCACCTCCTAAGCTTCTCTGGTTACGACAATATTTGCATTCGCAACAGAAATTGCCTGATCGCTTGTGTTCTCCACTGCAATATTAACGCAACATCCGCGAGGTACATCAATATAGATACCAGAGGACACATTATTGTACTGGTCCACTGCCGCCGGTGTGGAAATCATCTGGGAAGATAATACCGGTTCGCCAGAGATTGCAATTGCCAAAGAGATAGCCCCAGCTGTACCGCCGGTGGGAACCGCAATGTTGCCGGAGAAATCCACAAAGAATCTTGCTTTGCACTGGTTAGTCAGTCCTCTCAGCGTGACGATTCCGCTTCCTTCTCTGTGCTGAATGCAATTAGAACCCTTAACTGCTGTGTTTGAAAATACTACGTTTCCATTTGCTGCTACAGTCTGAGCAGCTACATTTGTAAATTCTGCCATAAAAATACTCCTTTCATATCACAAAAGGACAGGTCTCAGCCTGCCCCTCTGTGTAATACGGCATAAGCCGACATTCGAATCAATCGAAAGATACTCTCGATATGAAGTTATCAGCAATTGCATCCAGTGTTACATCCGCATCCGTAAAATGTGTTCGGATTAGGAACCTGATATGCCGGAATCGGTGCTGGATTGATTGCATTAATGAGCTGCTGTGTCTGAGAAGCCATTGCAGTTGTGAGAAGTGCAGACTGGCGATCCTGAGAAGCGGCACGTCTGAGGTCATTGTTTTCAGCCTGCAGGTTAGAAATCTTTTCATTACAAAGATAATCGAGAATGGCTCTTGTTCCGGCGTTCTGGCTGTCGATAATGTCTCTTGTATTGCTGTTCATAGTGTTCTGCAATGCACAGGTGTTCTGCGCCATGTTGTAGTTTACGCCCTGGATTGCTTCTCTGGTCTCACAGCAACAGTTTGCAAGCTGTGCCTGTAATGCGTTTGTATTCTGCATATTCGCTACAGTATCAGCATTAATAGCCTGCTGGATTCCAAAGCCGGTCTGCATGATGTTGGTGTTGATTCCATTAAATCCGGTAAGCATACCGTTGTTCACTGCGTAGAATCCATCACAGATACCGTTGTTGATTCCGTCAAGCTTGCTGATTACTGCGGAATTGTCGAATCCTCTCTGAATATCTGCCTGAGTAGCCGCCGTGGCTATATATCCACCGCCGTTGCCGTTATTGCCCCATCCGTTGTTTCCCCATCCGCAGAATGCGAATAAGAAAAGCACGATAAGCCACCATGCACCGTCTCCACCAAACATTCCATCATTCCTGTTGTTCCCGGTCAAAAGAGCAACGTCTGATGCTGTTAAATTTCCATCCATAGTTATAATCTCCTTTATTGTGTATTTACATCAATCTGGCCAGATTGTAATGTACTATTTCATATTTTTTAGTAGATTCTGAAACTGCCCTGCCATCTGCTGAACCTGATTAAGTTGCTGTTGAGAAATCCGTCCAGACTGCAACATCTTCTCAACTTCTGCTTTCGGGTCTCCCTTAAAATTCTGTTTAAACTGCATGAACTGCTGTATCATCTGCATTGGCCCATTACCCTGTGGTATCCCACCGCCGAGTGTGCTAAATAATGGATTACTCATCTGTGTTTCCTCCCTTGGTTGCTGATTCCTGTACGGTATTAGCTCTAACAGGTTCAGAAAAAGAATTCAATCGGTTTATGATAGCTTCGTATTTGCCCTTTAAATCGTCATATTCCCGTCTGGTGACATATTTACTGTCCATGTTCTGAACAGGCTGTTTAGGCGGCATCTGAGTGCCTACCTCGTGGTATTCAAACGTTCGTAATGGCTGTGGCATACCGGAAACGTCTGTGGATTTTATGTAGAACTTTTCGCTTTCACTGTCCATCAGCAAAACACTTGTCCCGGGCGCTACCAGATAGGATTTTGCACCTACTTCGCCAGATACCCACAGGATGCCATTGTTATTCTGCTGGGGTTGTTGTACTGGTTGAGCTGGCATCTGGACAGGCTGTTGCTGGAACTGGTTCATCTGTCCCGGAACGCCAAAACTATATTGATAAGGATTGTTATATAATGCCATCTTATGCACCGCCTTTCTGATTATATTTTTGCATAGATGTATCAATCTAAAAAGTTCAAAAAAGTGCCAAAAAAGTATTGACATATCACTCATTGGGTGGTATTATAATATCAACAAGAGGAAATAAGGAATCATTTAGGAGGTAAGCATTATGAAGTATAACAAATCAGAAATCATGAAAAATGCATGGAGTATCGTAAGACAGTGTAAATGTACTATTTCTGTAGCACTTAAAAGAGCATGGGAAAAAGCTAAAGAAGATCTCAAGCTCGCAAAGCTTGGCAAATATTTCAATGCTTTCCTTGATGGATGTGAAGTTCTTTTTAACCTTGGAGACGGAGTTGTTTCTGGAAATACTTTTAATTGTAGAAAAACTTTAAAAGAATTTGGGCTTAAATGGAATCCAGACGAAAAATACTGGTATGGAAGTCCTGAGAAAGTTGAAGATATCGTGAGATATCGCGTTTTATAATAAAGGAGGATTAAAATGAAAATACAAGGAATCGGAGTCATTAGTAAGAAGGTAGCGATAAAATCATTAGGGCTTGATCGAGACAAAGACGGCCGTGAAGCTCTTAGAAAAGGGATGTTTACAGCTGAAGAAATCGGAGCAATGTACAAACTTGAACAGGTCAAAAAGGCCTGCAAAATTGGAGATTGTGTTGAAACCTTTGCGCGCAATTACAATCGTATCCCGGATGACCTAAAAGAAAAGCTCACGCCGCAGGAACTGGCAGAGCTGGTTGAAGCGTTTTATAAATGTTATGGAGACGGAAAAAATGCAAAGTAAAAAGAGCTAAGCATGCAAAGCTAGCTCTTTATACCTAAAATTATTATTTCAATCCGTGGTGCCCGGAATCGTTAGGCACTCCGCTTACAGAACATCCCTCTGTAAGTGACAAAGTCATTATACCACGAAGGCAAAAATATAGTCAAGGGAGGATAATAAAATGACAGGCGAAGAAAGAATTAAAGAATTAGTCGAAAAAGGATGGAAAATAGTAAAAGACGAATCTACGTGGTGTCGTTATGTGGAATTAGAACAGGAAGTACCGAGAAAAAACCGAGATCCGTTCGGAAATTCCACTGGTGAAGGCTGGATGCAGACAATATATAGACAGGTTACCATTTTTGACGATGGCGATTGGGAAGAAACGAGAGGTTAATATATGGATGTAAAGGAATTAAGGAATCTTACAAATCTGAGCCAGCAAGCTTTTTCTGAAAAATATGGTATTCCTAAAAGGAGTATTGAAAACTGGGAGAGTGGCAAACGAACTCCACCAGAATATGTTATTAGTTTGCTTGAGAGAGTTGTAAAAGAAGATTTTGCATAAAAACAAAAAAAGGAGGGGCAAATCGTCTCTCCTTCTAGCATACTTTTATAATCTTACTGTTTACTCTTCTGCTTAATCTCTTTGCTGTTGATATGCTCACATTCATCTGTTCAGCACAGTATTCGAGCGTATATTCCTTACATCTCAGCCGGAACAATCTTTCTTCATCCGGTGTGAAATTACACTCTAACAAGAACCTGTCTATATCTTTCTTAGTGAATACATATAACTTCATGAGCATACCCCTTATTAATGCAATTAACGTTGATTCTGTGCAAGATACTCCGTGAGCTTCTGTTTTGTTTTTTTTAACTCCTCGACATTATTCCCACTAATCTGACTGTCCAACATGGTTGATAACACTTCCAGAATTAATGAATCACGTTCTGCGATTCTCCGAAGACTTTCATAATCTCGTCTATCATGTTCTTCCAGTGTCTCCACTCGCTTATTAAGCCGGAATGCCGGTGTAATCCACTTAAAGATTACGGCTGCCGCCCCTCCGGCAATAGACACCCCTCCGCAGATAGAGAGGAAGACTTGTATAAATTCTGATATGCTCATTTACTCTCCTTTTCCCAGTAATATATTGGGATCTCATTGCCGGAATTCCATGTATCGAAATATTTACCCTCTTGCACTGTCACTACATGACCATCTATGCAGAGAATGTATGTGCCTGTCGGATGGTCTGCACAGAAGTCGTTGACTGTATAGATATATCGTTCTGACTGTTCAATCAGTTTGCGCCTGTATCCATGCTTATAGAGGTACGCTCCCCAGACATAATTTGCACTTGGCATATCTGACAGAGTGCACGCCTGTATCATTAATCCGGTGAATACCGTTTCCCAGTCGAACCCGGTTGCTTTGCATATTGCCCGGACAACGCAATCTCCTGTTCTCTTATCCTTAACAGGATTCGGATTGAAATATTCCCATCTATCCATCAGTCAATCCCCTTTGCTGTCTTATATCGTCTTGCCGCTCCTCTGGCTTTAGCGGCGTTCTGGCGGTTCCACTTAGCGATCATAAGTCGGTCTTGCAGTTCCCTCAGGTCATTCTGCTTGCAGTAATCTTTGTATGCAGCATTTTGTTTCTGTAAAAGATAAGACTTCCGGTCAAGGTCTTGCTGGAGTGCAAATCTTGCCTGTTCGTCCTTGCAGTTATTAACCGCCGCTTGCATTCCGAAAACTTCTCTCTTTGTCTTACGGATTCTCCGTTCATAAGTACGTTGTCTCTGTTCCTTTTCGTACTGCTTCCCTTTGTCGGCTTTATCCTGTGCTGATAATTCCGCATAGGGATTAAATTCTCCATCACTGGCTCCGAAGCTATGCCGACAGTTGACCCCTGACAGTCCGCTTGCTGTCCCGTATCCGGTCAATGAGAATGGCGGAAATTTCTTACTCTTGCCAGAACGAGAGTATATCTTTCCTTGCCACCATGAGTGGTTTCCCGGATTCTGACCGCCGTCACCCGTTCTGGCTCCAATGTGAGCACTAACCAGAACTAAATCCCAGTCCATTTCTTCCATGCGCTTCAGGGATATATCCCCCGTAGCCTGTGCCACACCAGTTCTGACAGAACGTGCAACCGCTGTTTCAATCGTGTCTTTTCTACCAGATGGATATGTGACGGTAACACCATCACTCACAACGTTGTTAACTGCCTCTTTAATGGCTTGCGTATACCCAACTGCACCAGTCATCACATGGTTATATGCAAGGTCGCATTGTTCGATATATAGCCTCTGAGCGGCACTTGCGGTTGTCCGTGTGAAGTTCTTCCACTCACCCATGGTCGCAAGCATATTTCGTTCCATGAGTCTTATCATTGTTGGTGACTGTTCAAGCGGCACAGGACTTAATCCTGCCGCCTTATATACCTTATCATCATACTCCATTGCAGTGATTCCGGCATCTTCAAACGCTTCAAGAAGCTCTTGTTGCTCACGTTTGGTGTATCTGGATAGTTCTGCCAGAATGTCTTCTAACAGTTCACCGGATTCCTGTAACGTTCTGATTCTCCACGCATCAGCATTGGTCAGAATATAGTCCTCGCCCCTGCCGATTCTTGCCATCATCCGTGATACGATCTCAGAGATGATATACTGGTGCAATTCTTCAGCAATTTGTTCACTGCCCTCTGTAATTTGTCGTAAATATTCAGGACTAAGTATAATATATCACCTCTTTCGATAAATGTTGTGGTACATGTTTTAAAAATATGCTACAATCAACCTATTAAGGAGGTGTCGCAAAATGTTTTTAAAACTGAAAATTTATTGCACTTGTAATTGCAACTATTACGTAAACGAGCAAATTAACACGGAAAAGGTAAATTTGCCCAAACTGTGGTAAAGAACATCCGTCTTCATCACAAATTATATCTATGCTTCACATGGCTAAGTGCATTGATGATGGCAATGTCCCTGGCGTAAATACAGTAAGGACATTTGCTGTATCCAAGCGAGAAGATTCTGGCTGTTAATAATGTTATTGCAAAGTGGAGAGGAGTTTTAATCCTCTCCGCTTTTTTACTTAATTCACTAAAACTCTCTTGTAATTGGCTTTGGAATTTCGCCTGTCAGATATGCGAGGTATTTTTTTCCCTTGTTACCGGCTTGTCTGCCATCTTTTTACTCCTCTCCGAATAGTGTTGGTTCCTTTGGCTGTGCTTCTTTGACCATTGCTTTCGCATCTTCCTCGGTCATTCCTTCAAATTTTACGAAAAACAGCCATGCTGGAACCTTTCCCTGTACAACATACTGCCACCATCTTGCACGGTCTTCTTCTCTGTTGTAGGTTATGTCTCCGAAGTCGTATGTTGTTTCATAAACGCCCACCGGAGTTAGATCGTACAGGTCGGCAAAAACATTGAGTGCATAGATTACGCCATTCAGACAATCCTCCAGCTTATCCCGAACGTCCTTAATAAACTGAATTGTCCGGCGGTCGTCCGCTTCCACCTGCGTAGCCGTCACCATTCCAGTTTTCTCGTTAAACACAAAATAACCACTGCTAAATCCACATTTGTAGCTAAGCTGTGACAGTAGCGCATTGATTCCGGCCAACCGTGCATCCGTGTTGAGCTGTGGATTGATTTCCTGATAAAACTCTTTTTCGTCCTGTCCGAACACGTTCTTGACATAATGCGGCAATTTCATCTCGTTTCGCCTGTTCTTCATACCTCGTGGTGACATGGCTGAAACAGGTGTACCGCTTGGCATCAGTAGTCTATCATCTAACAGAGCAATCTTCTGAGAGTCTTTAATTTCCCCCGCGTTCCGACTATACGCAACATCAATGTCTCCCAGCTCCTCAATGCCTTCAGCAAAAACCGGCAAGCCCAGTGGTGTGCTAATATCCACATTGTTCGCCTGTGGCGTCCGTAGAACTCCGAAAAGCGGTCCGTCCAGCTTTTCTCCGTTTGCCTTGAGAATCGGTGGCGTATCTGCCATGAGATCAGCCCATTTGGTCTGCTTAAGGTCGATTCTGTCACCGATTGACTGAGGGGATTTTGACACATAAGCTCTGTTAGAAACGTAGTACGGATAAGTTGTTACGCCATCTATTGTAATCTCAGCAAATCTATGATATTCAAGCCGTGTGTAGTATTTTCGTCCAACAGTATAAGAATCCTTGAATATAATCCCTTTTATTTCCTGATTGTCATAATCCACAATCATCACATCTGCCGGAGTAAATACATCAAGGCTCTCACCGTTCGGCTTGATGAAAACCGTTCCATAGGCGCAACCGTACTCTACCCAGTGACGTATCTGAAAATATACCTTGTTAATCTGTTTCTGAAGCCATGTAGCCCTTGCGGAACCGCCGATCTGGATGCCGATTGCCAGCGTTGTGAGCCGTGCTGTCTCTGAGCAGACAGTTTTCGCGAAATTGATCGTCTTGATATTATCCTCATCATCCAGCCATTCCGGCGCACCCCTATAGATGTTCGCACACCGGTTAATCAGTGATTCCATCTCCGGGAATTCTGCCGCCTGGATATTAAAGTCCTCTTCGCCTTGTTTTTTGAAAAACATGTTAAACCACCTTTTTAGTGTTGTTATAAGTCCCATTTAGTCACCTGTCGCTATCTTCTTTCCACACATCGGACAATAATTAAGGTCAAACGGTCTGGAAGTAATGCTTCCTTTTCGGTCTTTCATGTACATGTACAACATGCATCCGTATATATATTTGTTCTTCTTGCGTTCTGGATTATCATAGTATTCTTTGTAAGAAGCTAAATTATCACAAAATTTACACATTATGCACTGTGCCCCCTTCTTCTCCACAACGATTCTGAGCCATACCGGACAGAATCTATCAAATGATTATCCTTGTCCGGATATCCACTGCAAATATTTCCATCTTTATCACGTTCGTATTCGTATTTCTTGAACTCTTTGCAAGCATTTGGCGTTCTTTTTGGGTCAAACACAAGCTTTCTTCTTTGCAGCCACTTCATAGAATACTCAATGCTTCCCGGTCCTTTGATTGCTCCTCTTGCTGGGAGTCCTGAATCTCTGTAATCATTGATTGATTTAGGCTCGGCAGAATCGCAAGTAATTTCGTAATCATCGTACTGTCTTCGCTTAATTTCATTCGCAGTCCATTTATTTGATTTTTTGTTTTCGTAAATCTCGTCAATAAAATAGATTGTTTCTCTGGCGGAATCATAATAGATTCTGGAAAAAGCATATTTATCCGGGTACCAGCCCCAGTCAACGCCCTGATAAATTCTGTCAAAGTGACTAATTTCTTCATCCGTGATAGTTCTTTCTTCGATGTATTCAAAGATATTTCCACCATTTCCGTTAGCATGGCCTAAATACTCATTGTCGTAAGCATCTGGATTTACTTCTTTTAGATGTTCGGCATCTGCAAGGAATACATCTCCAAGCCATTCCTGTTCGATTCCCAAATCAAGGTAAGTGCTATGCACAACCATTACATTTTCGTCTTTTTCTTCCGCTTCTGCCGTATACTCATTCGCCCAGTTATTCTTACTCCTAGGCGGGTTGAATGACTTGAATTTATATGCTTCATTACCACCACGAATAGCAGACTGTTGAATATTTCGGATTTCTTCTGGATTAGAAAACTGATCTAACTCCTCGAACCAGACAATACCGATATATCCAAACTCTGGCTTGATAGACTTAATCTTTAATGGATCGTCAGCACCACGAAAGTATATCTTCTGTCCAGTAGGCTTATACGTAATCTCCATAGGAGATACCTTGCACACAAATTCCTCATTTAGATTTAATTTATCAATAGCCCATTTCATCTGAGCGTAAACAGAATCTTTGATAGTGTTTCCGACTTTTCGCAGAATCAGAGCGTGCATGTTCGGATTATTCTTCAGCAGTTCCGGTATAATCAGAGATATAGTTGAGGACTTCATGGAACCACGTCCACCAGGAAGAATGTATTCACTATGTTTCTTTGCTCGAATATCCCTAATCATTTTATGAAATACGTCCGGGACAATGTTCAGATCAATATGGTATTCACCTTGCAATCTAGCTTTTTCTTCTGTTTTCTGCTGTTCTTCTCTGGCTTCTTTTATGGCAAGCGTCTTTTCCAGATCATTCATGGATTTCAGCTGATCGGAGAAATCCGGAGCAAATCCGAATGAATCAGTCAGCTCACCTCTTGCGATCATGGAGCGGCGCTGCTGAATTTCTGCCAGAGACATGATGTCAGTGCCTTTTTGTTTTTCAATGAGAGACTGTTTTTCGGCTATATATGCGGAAATGCAACCTTTTTCCAACAGTTTTTTTGTCGCGTTTCTAATGATTCCATTAGAGTATCCAGCTTTCCTTGCGGCGTCAGATGCATTCCCGCCGTTCTTTATATATTCAAGTGCAAACGCTTCCTGTTTAGGCGTTAAGTTCATCTAATCACCTCTGTCCATCCTCATTTTCTGACTGCCTCCCATATTTCTTTTAGGCACATGACTACATCATACTGGGATGCAGTTCGGAGTATTTCGTAATCACAATCTTTCCATTCACCACGTTTTGTTGGTCTAAACACTGGCGTTGATATAATTGTTACTGTTATCAATCGTTCCTGTTCATGGCTGTAGAATTGCGATGTTCCGATTTTTATGATTAATCCGGTGGATAATATAGCTTTTTGGAGTTTTCTTGTAACTAATTTTAAGTTCGCCATATCATCACCTCATTTCTGGCTATAAAATCCCATAGTAACACTTCTGAGTATATTCTATCACAGGTCAGTGGAAAAGTTGTGGTACATGTTTGAGGAATTTTGTGCTAAAAAAGAGCCGGTAAATACCGACTCTCTAATTTTATTCGTTGCTTTGTAATTTTCTGATTACCTCGCCCTGATTTCCCGGGCATCCCATGAAGCATTCCGGGCAATGCTCGTAAAATGCACATCTGATGCAATCATGTGGACTGATTGAGTTGCAATATTGATGTAGTACTGCAAATGCTGATATGGCGAGCTGAGGTGTTATTTCTGGTGGTTTAAACATCATGTTTTTGCTCGCCCTGGTCACTTCCACATTATCATCTTTGAACTTTATAGTATCCCCATTACATTTTATCGTAACTTCGTTCTTTTCTCTGTCAATTTCAAGTGTAGGATTGTCCAACATGATTATCAACTCCTTCTCATTAATGTGCAAGTAATCCAACAAACAGCGGAAGAACTAATGCCATTAAGCATAATGGTTCTTTTGTATAACTGAGTGCCGCTATTACGGCAAATGATGTACTGGCCCATGCTACTGATTTCGCCATTGCTGTATTAAAATCCATTTAATCACTCCTCTCCCCAGTCAATTTTCTGCCCGCATTCAGAACAGTACTTGCTTATTTTTTTACCAATAACAGGTGTTCCGCATTTCGCACATTTTTGAGTGGAAAATATATTGTACGGAAAATCTGGAACATATTCTTCAGGTTTGCATGGAATCTGCTTTTCCAATGCTTTTGCTCCGGAATCACACGCCCATGCTTCCTTGAGATATTTTTTCTGCCATTCATCTTTGTTTTCAGAACTTTCAATGAAACATAAATGCTGGTCTCTCATATCGGATAATATGTCTTTTGCTTCTTCTGGTTTCATGTTAATCCTCCTTATCGTCCTCCTCAATACTGACAGTTTCCAGATCTTCGAAATCACAACCCATTGCGAATCCGTCAATTATTTTCTTCTTAACTCCAAATACCTCTATCATGTGAGAATTATTTTCCATGATTTTTATTACATCTGACTTTTTAACATATTCAGCCATTCTCCATCTCCTCCAGTTTCTTTACCGTTTTCCTGTAATCTCTGTTTGCAGACCGAAACATCATCAGAAGTATTTCAGATACAGGCCTCGCTCTGTTGGCTCGTTTGGCTTTCTTGGCACATATAAGTTCGTTTCCTTCTGGGACATATATTCCTACATGATACGGGATTTTCAAAGATACTGTTGCAGCTAATTCCCCTGGCATAACCAAATAATTGTAATCTCCAATGAAATTCAATCCATGGCCAGATTTGAAATCTTCAATAGATGACTTGATTTCATAGCAATAGCAATCACCTTTTTCTATCCCGGAAACACTATTGTTCACTGGAACAAATTTCATATAGTCCACTCTAACTGCATGGTTTGTAGAATAATCAAACGTCACCTCTTTTGCCCAGTAGATACGAGGATCGTTGTTCGGATTGATTTTCTTTTCAATCATGGTTGATAATTCTGCCGTAATCTCAGGCCTTGTCATTCTTCATCTCCTCCAGCTTCTTCGCGGCTTCTTCACGGGTGAGGAATACCACAACATTCAATTCTCCAAGCCATTCATCCTCGTTCGCCCATAAAAACCATCTGCCGTCTTTTCCGTATTCAATTCCGCTTACCACGTTTTTTCGAATACCCGTGCCATATATATCCCATACAGTTGTGCCGATAGAACACGGCAATCTCACAAGTAAGCCCTGTTCTTCTAAGTCTTCATAGGTGGCAAGTTTATCAGCCGCTTTATAATTTCCTTCGTCGCCACTATCCTGCTTTATTATTATGAGCCCGTCATACACTCTTTCAGTTAATCTCTCCATCTACTTTACCTCTCCAAACCAGTCCTGAAATCCTTTCATACAATCAGGACATAAATCCAGAGCATTATGTGCGAAATATTTTCTCTGACTATCCAGATTTAATACCATGATCCCATTAGGATTTTTTCTATCGTTTTTAGAATTGTACTGCTCATACAGTTTTCCACATCTATCACATTTCTTTGCACATGCCATTAATCCATTCCTCCTGTAATCTCATCAATACACTGATTCCAGCCCTCTACAAATCCTGCATCAAATGTATTAGCCGGATAGTCTCCATTATCTTTCTCTGGCAAGTCCATAAGTGGACACCAATCAGGTCTTGATTTACTTTCGCAATCATAATGTTCTTCTGTTATCAGAATTTCATCACTGTCTAAACAGTCAGCTAATTCACACAAGCCCTCATGTTCAAGATCGCTACAGTATTCAGTTCCGAATGGGCAATCATAACAATTCTCCGGTGTATCAATCACTAATACTGATTTACTCATTCAACTCCACCACCTTTCACGATTTCATCAATTGTTGCATCTCCTTCTATGCAATATTTTTCAAATAAATAATTCTCTAATTGCTCTGCAACTTCATCTACATCAAAAGCTGTCAGCTGATCGTTAACGCAATCAATAAACTCTTTCTGGTCAGAACTAATACTTGTTCCAATCTCCCAAATTTTGATGTATTTGATTAATTCGTCTGCATCAATCAGTCTGCTCATATTCTATTCTCCTAACTGTTTTAAATTTTCTTTTGCAATTTTATTACTTTCCTGCATGGAAACTCCCCATCCATTATATTTTCTGTGGCATTCATCACAGTTCCATTCACCATTATCACTTTCTTTAATTTCGCTATTGAATCTGCAATTATCGCAATACATATGATCGAGAGTGCCGTAAATGATGCTTGCAATATCGTCTTGTTTGCTATTAGCATCGTCTACGTGTTTCTGCTTAGTTAAATATTCAAACGCTCTCAGCTCATTTTTCCCGACCCATTTAATCCATGCACCGCAATCCCCGCAATACAATCCCGTATTATTCCCAACTTTCTTGACAAAAAGGTTTTTACTATTGCACTTTGGACATCTATATTCTTTCATCTTTCATCCTCCCACACTCCCAACAACCGCATCCTCTTATACAGTACAGCGACGGTCTTGCGCCTGTATCCGTAGAAGTCTTTCGGGTTCATCGGGATATATCTTTCTTTGCTGATTTTCCTGTAACTTTTCCGGTGTAGGATATTCTCAATTACCATATCCGCTATCACCGTGTTTTTCGGGCAAGCTGACAAGGCAGCACTGGAAAGCAGGTATCCGTACTCTGCCGGGAAGTCTTTCAGCATCGTATTCAGTTTTTCAATATCCTCAGCCGGAATACCGTAGTCTTTCAGCTTTTTGTTCCTTGTCAGCATACCGTTCTCCTTTCTAATCGTCTGGGTGGCGCTTGTCGTACATGATCGCTACGCATACAAGGCCGACCACTCCGACTATGATTCCAAGTGTAAGCCCTAATAAGAATGTAATCATGGCTCGTCCTCCCTATAGCGCTCCGGCAATTCCATCCAGGCGTTGACATATAAATCATTACCTAAACAAGATATTAAATCGTCACCGGCGTAAAAAATGCCGTTGCCATCTTTATCTCTTTCACATCTTCCGATTATTGGGATTGAGTAATTCGCAAAAGAGAGAAGAATATAATCATCTGTTTCTGGCAATCTCTCACTGACCGGAATCCAACCATTTTCTTTCTCATCCTGCTCCAGATCAGCCAGAAGCTGCTCAATCATATCTTGAATAACTTTGACATACACCCCAGCGTATTTGTAGCAGTCCGAATATTTATCCGCGTACTGCTTTAATCTTTCTTTGATATGTATCATATTATTCCATCCTTTCTCAATGCCCGCTTCTTACCATGCAAAACAACAGTTCTGTCATGGATCTTTTTCTTGAACCATTGTGTCCACACTTCAAAATAACTGATAATCTCCATTTCTCCACATCTTCACCTAGTGGTGTTGGGCTTTCAAATTCTTCTGCAACATCTCTCTGATACGGAACTGCAACCATTACTCCCATGTTACCTATTTCCGCGTAACATTCCGGAAAATTCTCACGTATATGTTGGGCAAATTTTCCATTTTTTAAATCAGGTAAAATCTCTTTGTAGCACTCCATTGTTGTCACAAGGTAGTTTTTTTCGCCAATAAAATTTAATCCATTTCCGCTGTAAATATCCTCTTTGCAACTTTTTATTTCATAACAGGTAAATATTCCTTTTTCGATTGCTGAAATAGAGCACTGATTTTCCGGAATAAATTGCATGTAATCTACTCTTCTTGGCTTTCCTGCTGCGTAGCCATAATCAAGGCTTACTTCTCTAGCCCAGTATTTACCTGGACCAGAAAAACGGCTTTTTTCCAACAATCTGCTAAGAAATTTTGTCGTTTCAGATCTTTTCATATTTCCACCTCACTATCCTCTGGCATATAAAACACGGATTCTTTCCCGCTCCAAGCATCATCGTTTTTTACCGACATAAATTTACAATATGCTTCCTGAATCATATCCAGTACTTTCATGGCTTTTGCTTTGGTGGAATATCTTCCGACCATGAGCGAGCCTGTGCCATCTTCGACATAGATATCCTCACTATCCTTTTCAGAAAACGCTGATACCGTGCAAATATTATCGAAATTTACAATCATTCTTTTATCCTGACTTCTGATTAACATTTTGTGTCCTCACTTTCTCATATAATTCAAAATATTCTTCCCATGTTTCTGGCAGTTTGGTACAATCTGGCTCATAAGGTTTTGGATATACAGCATATCCGCACTTCGGGCATTTGATTTGTGGTGGAAAGTCTCTACTCCATTCCATGTTTCCACCACATTTTCTGCAACGAATGTATCTTTCTACTTTCTTTGGTTTTGATTTAAAGAATGAAGTGTACTTATTATTTTTCATTTCTCATCCTCACTTTCCCCGTTTTCGTATTATAACCCGGCTTTTTCCAACAATTTACCTATATCGGAAATTTTCGTCTTCTGGTTGTACTCGAAAGAAATTTCGCCGTTTTTGTCGTTCTTGAACATTATCCTGCTTGTTACCGTGCAAGTATTACCAGAAAATTCTATACTTCGAAATCTGGTTGAATATCTTGTGTATTTTGAAAATGCCTTCAAAACTTTCTGATACGTTTTATACTGCACACCTTCAAGAATTTCGTACCCCAGTTTTTCCTTGTTAATGACCGAAAAAGCTTCGTTATAATAATTGCACAACTTTTTAGAGCCTATTTCCCGGATAACGACGCAATCACTTTTTACCTCATGCACGAAACCGACCATAAATTCATTCGGGAAAATAGTAGTATTCGTCATAACTAGATCACCGGCTTTTAATTCATGCGTGTTAAATATAAACGGTCGAATATAATCTTCTTTCTTTGCCGTACAAGAAGTCAGTCCCGGTATGATTCTTGAAATAATAATCATCAAAATGCGTTCTTTATCTCTCATTTTTCTTATTCCCTTTCCCCCCATGCAAGCAACTGGCACGCTATTGTGCAGTCCTTTCTGCGAATATATCTTTTATTTCCACTCCAAAAAAATCAGCAAGTTTTTGCGCGTTAACCACTGATGGAGTTCTCTTTTCTCTTTCCCAATAGCTCACCAAAGACTGCGACACTCCTATTACGTCCGCTAATTCTTTTTGAGACATACTACCTGTTTTCCTCAGAATACGAATTCTATTCATTTAATTCACCTCCTCGTCAAACTCCCATCTTCTTAACCAGATTCTTATTCATCTCATCGAATCTTACATCTGTGTTCTCTTCGATGTCCTATATCATGCTCAGAACGCTCGCAAGGAACTGTCTCTGTTCTCCTGCTGCTTTTTTCTTTCGAATACCTTCCTCTGGCATTTGTAACTCTACACAGGTCTTGATGATCCGGTCTCTGGTCCTGGTGTCCACATTCAGATTATCGGTGCTCATGTTGGAAGTGTAAATTGTAATGTTTCCGTCCTCCATACGCTTGTTGATCAGACGGAACATTTCCTGTCGCTGCCATTCCTTGTCTGCCTGTGCGCCGATATCATCCAGAACAAGAAGTTTGCAATCCCGGTATACCTGACTGGGATCCTCTTCTCCGCGATCACGCTTGTAGCTGTCACAAACAGCGCTTATGTAGTCAGGTGCAGTCACGAAACGCATTTGCAGATCGTATTTCATCATCACCGATTTCGCCAGACAGCACGCCAAGAAGGTTTTTCCACTTCCCGGTGTCTTACTCCACAGATACAGTCCCTTTCCTGCCATTTCCCACTTCTGGAAATGGTTCAGAAAGGTGGTACACAAGTCTCTCAGTTTGCTCATGTCTCTCTGGTAAATATCAAAATCGAACTTGCCAAGATCTGCCTCATGGTACTCTTTTGGTACTCCGGTACGGTCCTGTGCTCTATAACCACCTTTGCACTTTGGACATCTGCGAGCATATTGAATTTCTTCTGGAAGTCCGTAATCATAGACCGTGGCATAATATGTCTCCCATCCAGTCCCATGGCACACAGGACACTCACCATAATCTGACTGAGTTAGTTGGTTCTGGTTCATCTTTTATCGCCTCTTTTCTCGCATCATAGTTTCCGTCAAGGACCTTTGCCATGTTGGAATCACTGACCAACCAGTCAAATGTTGCTGACCAGTTGCGTTTATTTTTTCCCTTCAGGAAGTCGGAAGCCTCTGCCTTTTCAAACAAAGTCTGGAAGTCATCAAGAGTGTAACCTGTCTTCATTCTGGCATTTATAGCCTTCTTCCTTGCCTCAGACATCTTTACCAGGCGGGGATACGACCCACAAACGGAATTGTACAATTCACGAATCGTGGCATAGATGCTGTTTTCAGGAGTTCCACTCTCATAATCTCCTTTAGGAGATTTATTATATTCTTCCTTTCTTTCCTTCTTCCCTTCTTCTATTGTTGTCACTTGACTGTCACTTGCTTGTCGATTGACTGTCACTTGTGTGTCGCCTGACTGATACCTGTCGTAGTTTTTTACCGTAATTACGCTGAATTTAACGTGTCGGTTGCTTGTCACTTCCCCCGTATTTTCCAGATGCTTTAGTGCAGTTCTTACATTCCTTACTGTAAGCCCTGTTTCTGCTGCAAGATTCTGCAAAGAAGTCACAAATGATCCTCTTGGTACTTCTACTCCCTGAAACCTTCCGTCTTTCCAGTTTGCTTTTAACAGGATGTGCAGGAACAGCACCTTGGTATTTGCATCTGTATACCATTCCCACTCAAGGATTTTCCTGCTGATCTTTACATAATCCATAACCAGCCTCCCATTCCCTGTATATCTTTATCCAGTCCTCCAATGGCATCGTAACAAGCCACTCAAAATGATTCTTCCGATGAAATACTGCTGGAAGTTCATCCGATTTTCTGTCTCTTTTTGCCTGATCTATAGCATCGTATATATTCAGCTTTTCCCTTCTCTTTACCTCTATATGTATACCAGGAAGACCGACCACATCTGCATCGCCATTAGCTCCGCTATACTGTTGACCTCTCCTTGCCTTGTACCCATATCCACGAAGGATACCGGCTACTTCTCTTTCACCGGCAGCACCTTTGTTTCTGCTGTTCATATTTCTCCTTTCCCTCCCAGGGAGCTATACAGGTCACACCCTGGGAGATGATCATGTGATATATCTATAGGATTTTAGTTACACCCGTATTTCTTATACACAAGTTCTTTAGAATCCCATCCGGGATATATCCGACTCATGTATTTTTCTATATAGGCCAGCATGTCCGGCCTTAATCCCTTTGCTCCGTTATCTAGGAGCTGGTGATGGTATTTACATCCGGTAACACCATTCTGTTCGATTCCAAGTCCGCCCTGCGACCGGTTGACGATATGCATGATCTCAATCTGCTTATATTGGAAATCTGATGCCGCATGCATGTAGAATCCGATCTGGCAGAAGATACAGCCGTTATCCCGGTCAAGAATCTTTCTTCTGGTCTTTGCATCAAACTGCAATGCCCTTGTTCGTCTGTTCATTCTCTCCACCTATTCCATACTGTTCCAAGAGTTTCTGTTTCTCAAATGGTGTCATAATCTCACTGTCCGGTATATCTGATTCTCGGCAGTCCTGGATCAGGCCTTTGATCAGATGTGCCATCTCTTCTGTGTTATATGTACTTGAACCTCTCAGGAGTATATATACCCTCTTAATCTCCCCATCACGTGTGCCTACTGTATTAGGAAGTGGTTTAAGGTGATATTCTACTTTGCTCAAGACATCCTTTTCTGTCTCTTCTGTATCTGGAAGATAAACAGCAATAAGATTTCCATCCACTCTTTCAATCTGTCCATACCGTCTCAAAAGGCGGTTGTGGGCTTCATCATTCGTCCATCCATGGACTTTGGCCAGCTTCGTGAGTAATACCCAATAGTAAGCATTTGCGTCCAAAGAACGCTTGTCCTTGTGCTGTTTAAGCCGAACATCCAGCTTATCACATCTTATAAGCTCACTGGCTTCATGTGCATCTTCATTCAATTCTACCTGCAGGTTCCATTTCTCTGTCACAAGATCTTTCGCCAATGATTTTATCTTTCCGGTAAATTCCATCTTACTCACCACAATTTCTTTGGAAATATTCAAGATTCTTTGGATCCGTTATCGCCTTTACATTTCCAATCGTCAGTTGGCTGATAGAAGTCAGGAGATACTTCTCAAGGACTTTCTTTTCATCCAGTCCATTTGTTTTCATGTATGATCTAAGGGCGGATATATCCGTATTGGACAGCTCATTGGATGCACTTCCTGTCTGATCATACTTTGTCTTTCCTTCTTTCCAATAAACGTCTGCTCCGATACCCAGATTTTTGCAGGCAACCGATAACGCATCTGTCGTGGCCATCTTGTAACATTCATCAGATACATAAACTCCTGACCGCTCTTTGGTTGCCAGTCTGCTTCCACCGGTTCCAGAGATTGGCTGAGACCACTTGCCATCGTACAACACATACAGCTCGATCATAACAAACGCACAGATCTCATCTCCTACTGTCTCCGTCCATTTCTCTACTGTTTTGTAGTACCATCCAATTCCACACGGTCCAAATTGCTCCGTCAGGCATTTGATGCGCCACATGGGATTAATATCTGTGAACCCTTTAATCCTTCCAGCGGATATCGTCTTTTTTGCATCCTGCGGAACTTCACGTACCTTGTTATATAATTCAAGGTTTTTCATACACCCTCCTACTTAATCTGGATACTCTGTGATGTTACCAATGTGATTCCAGGTAATATCTCGCCAGCTTTTAATGCTGCCTTTAAGCCAGTCTTGTCCGGTGTAGGTTCTGAATATTTAAGAAATTTATCCGGAACAACTGCTCCTTCTGCGATGTCTACAGAAGTACCTGTTCTGTAAGAGATAGAAACTTTCGCTGATTTATACTTTTCACCATCAAGATACTTCAAAAGATACGATTTCAACGATGCTGCTTTGTTTTCAGCAGCCTTCTGTCTTGCCGCAAGATTCTTCTTTTCCTTGTCCAGAGCATCCGCATCTGACAGAAGGTTCTTAATCCAGCAACCAATATTCTCAATCTTCTGGGCCCTTTCCATCTGGAGAGCATTCAGCTTTCCCATATCAATAATCTCTCCGGTCTCCATGTCTACGCAGTTCAATATCGCATTATCAATTTCGTACAAATTCATTTTTCTTCTCCTCTCGCTCTACAGCAGTATAATTATCTGCCTGTCTTTTATAAATTCCAGAATGCTTATGCCTTATAACTTCTAATTCCTTTTCAGAAATACTTCCATTCCCTGTCAGATTCATACCGAACACCTTCCTTCGTTCAAAATGCTGAGTAGATATTCATTAGCTTTATCGAAACTATAGATGTCTGGTTCGAACTCATAATGCTGCGACAGCATAAAGTGCTTTTCGATTGCACCATTGTGTCCAAAGACATACAAATAAACCATCGTTTCATCACCATCAATTTTGTAATCAAATGTTATGCGCCTGCTTGTCTCGTTAGAAATCCTGACACATAAATCAAAGATTTCTCTGACTTTCTCTTCGTTCATAATTTCCTCCTTGTATTGACTTTTGGTTTCTTTCATTCTACAATGGAGAAGAAATATATTGTCTTGGATCCTTATTTGAGTTGCAGCTCTGAGGATCCTTTTTTAGTTGGCATGTCTAGCATGTCCATTCTTTCCACGTCCTTGCTATGTACACAGCTCCGATCAGTCCCAACGCTCCCATGATCTGGTCACGGCTGTTGTCCCAGGTCCAGAACGGAAGATACGTTGCTATCCCTCCAATCAGAATGGAGTCTATCCAATCTTTCATGTCAAAGCCTCCAAGATTTCCTCGTTAGGAAAGTTCAATCGAATAAAAATATGCCGCAGTTCCGGATACGTGAATGTTTCCGGCTTATTTCGCTTTTTACGGAAAGTGTTTTCTGCCATTCCGGTAATTGCTGCCATCTGTGCATCACTTACTCGCTCGGCCTCCATCCTTTTTGCAATATTGCCTTTCAAAAGGATGTATTTCTTTTGCTCTGTGGTATATCTGATTGCCACAGTTTTTCCTCCTTTCTTACTTAATAAACATCCATGCAGCGTTTGAAAAAATTAATGCAATCATGGTTACAATCCATGCACAGAACCATTTGTGAGTCTGCTTTTTTGCCTCTCTTACAACTTCAACTGCATAGAAAGTTTCGAACTCTTCAAAATTTGTCACTTTTTTATCCTCGGTTTTCTTCATAAAAATCCTCCTGTTCTCTTGCGAAATACAGGAAGAAATGATATGATTATCCTGTAATCCGCTAGTGTGGTTAGTGGTTTACAGCTCCGAGGCGAGAGGTTTCAGTTCTCCTTCGGAGCACTTTATTTTTCAAAATGTTTTTCCATAAGGTCAGCAATCATTAGATATTCTTCTGCAATTTTCCCTTTTCTGGTATTTTTAACCTGTTCACGGAATTCCGGAATAGCCCCAAAGAAGCATCCGCATGCAACTCTGACCTTTTTATCTTTGCATCTAAAAAACGTAGTGGTACGGAATTGAGTACCAAATCCACGAATAGTTGTGTAATCTGCATTGCCGTACACCTCTGCATCGCCGTACACATCTGCATTGCCGGACACCCATGCATCGTCGGACACCTCTGCATTGCCGTACACCCATGCATCGCCGGACACCTCTGCATTGCCGGACACCTCTGCATTGCCGTACACCCATGCATCGCCGTACACCTTTGCATTGCCGGACACCTTTGCATTGCCGTACACCTCTGCATTGCCGTACACCCATGCATTGCCGGACACCTTTGCATTGCCGTACACCTTTGCATTGCCGTACACCTCTGCATTGCCGTACACCCATGCATCGCCGGACTGGTTTACATTTCCTTCTTTTTCTACCCATCCGCCAGTTTCTCCGGCTTCTACATCCGCAAATGAAATGAGTGCTTTGATTCGGAAAAGTTTCTTTCCGAAAATGTTAATTTTGGTTTCTGATGTTAATTCAAATTTCTTCATTTTCTTCATTTTCTTCCTCCTCTTTAATTACTGTGAATGCACAGTTTCTTTGTTTCGTCTTTTGAATTTCGTGTTATACTCTCCTATGAAAGGAGAGATGTTATGGAAATTTCTGGTTCACAAATCAAATTGTTAAAACGTCTTTATAAAACTGATATACCGTTGTCTGATTTTTCCAATTCAGAAAAAGGAGAAATAGAATATCTTGGGAAACGCGGATTCATTAAATACAGTAAAGAAGATACCGATTCAAGAATCACACCAACCATTGTCTGTATTCAGTCAGCCGGAAAAGCTTTTTATGATTCTTATGTAAGAGACCGCAGACGGTGGTATATCCCTGTTGTCCTGTCCATTGTTGCCATCGTAATCAGCTTATTTGCACTGTACAAATCTGGACAGGTAATCAATGTTTACATTGACAAAAACAAAATGAATACGGTCACAGCTGAGAATCCTCCAGCAAATGCAGATAACAAATAGGGGAAATTCGGATATCTGTAAATGATTGGTAATCCGTCACCATACTTGCGCAACGCTCTGTGTGCTTGTCTAGCCATTTTCCCATGTGAATAATGAGGGTCACTGTTTATGGAATCCAGAATTTCCCATTTTGTCATGTTGTCATATTTTGACGGTGTTCTGTGGAACATTTGTTTTCACCTCCTCGATTCTTACCACCCCAGCACTAAACGGATTAAAACTGTTGCCGCACTTGCTACAATTGCTGGAATCACATATTCCATAATTGGATGGCGTTTCATATTTTTCGCTCCTTCCGTTCTGGAATCTTCGACTCAAGAAACCTATCTGTTTTATCAGGATTCTTGTATTTTGCGATTGTTTCTCCAACCCCAAGAAAATATCCCTTGTCAAACTCTGACATATTGGGAACTGCCTTGGCTATTGATTCGAGAATCTTCTTTTCTTTCTCAGACAATATATTCACTCCTTTCTTACACGTTTTGATTCTTCAAAAGCAACTAAGTCACTTTCTGACACTCTGTAACCAGAGCCGTTCAGATTGATTGCCGAAAGTTGTTTATTCCGTATCCATCTCCACACGGTAGGAACTTTTACACTATATCTCCGAGCGATTTCTTCACAGGTGTAAAGACGTTCCAAAGAATCACCTCCTACTTATTTTTAGCTGCGTTTACCACTTATTTGTGTTATCCTAGTTAATGCCTATTGGTAAAGGAAAGGAGTGGTTATCATGACCCAACTTTTGAATTTGCCTGTTCCCTTTGCTCTTAATCCGTCCGTACTGATACCTCGACAGTCAAAACAGGTCAAAGACGGCTCTGATTGTTTTGTCAGCGATTAGGCATGTTGCAGAACCAAAGCATACTGAAGTGAAACGTATCGCCTGACAAGTCATATTGTATCATCTTCGGTGTGTTCGGACAAGTCAGAAAGTTTGTTCGGTTAATAAGGAGGAAAAGAAATGGCAACTGCAAAAAAACTGCCATCTGGCTCATGGAGATGTCAGGTATTCAGCCACATCGAAGAAATCCCGTTATCAGACGGGACTATCAAAAAGAAAAGGGTTTATAAATCTTTTACATGCTCAGATCCTAGCAAAAAAGGGAAGCGAATCTGTGAGCAAATGGCTGCCGAATGGGCAGCAAAAAAAGAAAGTGAAGTATTGACTGCGCGATATGCTCCACCAGAAGATATGACATTAAAAGAGGCATGTAATAAATACATCGAAAGCAGAACAGGCGTCTTATCCCCTGGAACTATTAGAGAATATAAGCGATCTGTCAAAAGAGACATGGCTAAACTTATGCCATTAAATATAATGGAAATCACTCAAGAGGATGTTCAAGCTGAAATGAATCGTGAAGCACTTACTCATTCGCCAAAAACTGTGTACAATATGCATGGCTTTCTTTCTACTGTCTTGAAGACCTATCGTTCGGATTTCATCTTAAGAACTTCCTTACCTAAAAAGGTAAGACCGAAAATCTATGTACCTACATCTGCCGAAGTCAAAAAGGTAATTGAATGTACTGTAGGTAGTGAATTAGAGATACCTGTTCTTCTGGCAGCATTCGGTCCAATGAGGCGGTCAGAAATCTGCGCGCTTAATTCTGATCATATCAGCCAAAATGTGGTACATGTCGAATATGCAATGGTTATGAACGATTCTCATGGTTGGGTTATCAAAAGACCAAAATCTTTTGCTGGCGATCGTTTTATTCCATTTCCGGATTTCGTTGCAGAAAAACTTAAAGGTATACATGGAAAAATAACAAATTTAAATCCGGCACAAATATCTAATAGATTCGCTGATGTTTTAGAGGATAATCAGATTCATCATTTTCGATTCCATGATTTGCGTCATTATTGCGCATCTGAATTGCATACTCTTGGAATTCCAGATGTATATATTATGCAGCGTGGCGGTTGGGAGGATGATACCACATTAAAAAATGTATATCGGCACGTTCTGGTTGATCGAGAAAAAGAGATGAATGAAATTGGGAATGATTATTTTTCAAAGCTATGCAACACGAAATGCAACACGAATTTGATACAATATGTAAAAAACAGCCCCAAGGAGTAACCTCCAAGGGGCTTAAGTTTTATGCTTTTTAGATTGCAATCAAATCTTTCCAGGTGTTCTCGCCACACTCTCCATCTACCACCAGTACTCCATTTCTGGATTTCTGATACTGTTTTAATGCGTAAATGGTATTTGCATCTGCCTTTCTGGATAAGCTCAGGGCTTTTCCATTCTTTCCTTTGAATCCTCTGGCAATTAAAATCTCCTGCAGTAACAGGACAGAAGTTCCTTCGCTTCCAAGTTTTACTAATTTTGGCTCAAACATATAACCGGCTCCTTTCGATGTGGTCGTTGATGGTTTTGTGCTAGTTGATGGTTTTGCGGTAGGCTTACTTCCAGTAGTATTGGTAAGTCCACTAAAATCAATTCCTTTTCCAGTAAATCTAAGACGATGCGTCCATCCGTGACTGTACAGGTACCAGGGCTGTGTACGGATCTCATTTCCAGAATTATCTTTCGTATCTTTTGTGCCCTCCGAACTTCTGGCATGAACAATGTCGTTCTTACCAATCGCCATTGCTACATGACTATTGGATCCATTCGGATTATTGTCCGCCAGTTCCAGGTCGCCTTTTATCATCTGTTTGTGTGCGGTCTGATTCCTAGCGACAACCTCAAATCCGGCATTCAGCATCTTGAGCATATTGCCAGTATAAGAGCAATTCTCTTTGAGATAACGCGCCTGTTTGGTAAGCCCATTTTTGAGGAACGCATAGTAATAAGCAGTAAGTGCCAATGAGCTACAGTCGAAAGATTTCGGAATGTTAATTTCGTATAAACTCCTAATTCTCTGACTGTATCCATGACTGTTATTATTCGCAATATTCACTGCAAAGCTTACTGCATCGTTTCTCACATTCTGGATAATCTGTTCTTTTGTCTTTGCCATTGTTCCACTCTCCTTTGCTTCTGTATAATCTTTATAAAATATATTTCTATCAACTTTGGTATTAATTCCTGGAATCGTTGCTTTTGAGCTGTACTGCCAGCCAACACCCCAACTTGGACGTAATCTCTCAACTACTGTCCCGTTATCATTTGCCGGATATCTGGCAATCCAGAAATCATGCTTTTTGAGGTGACTGCAAATCACGGTATTGTACCAATCAACGTTGCAGTAAATTCCGAACTTATATCCTGCGGATTCCACGATTTCACGGAACGCATCAGCCATCTTGTGAATGCTTTCAGAGCCAAGTGTACGCTGATTATTGTGTTCCAAATCCAGAAATACTGGAAACTGAATCTTTCTTCCATTCAGTACGGAAACAACCTTTCTGGCTTCGCTCTGGGCTTCGGATACTGTCGAAGCATAGGAATACTTGTATACTCCTACTGGAATTTTATATTTATTGCATCCGGCAAAGTTGTTCTCGAACTGTCCATCAATAACATTTCCGGCTTCTGTAATTCTCAAGATTGCAAAATCCATTCCGTAATTTGCAACCTTATTCCAATCAATCTTCCCTTGCCACGATGATACGTCAATTCCTTTTAACTCCATAGTTAGCTCCTTTCACATGCATTTTCTAAAAGTTGGATGGTATCCCAAATTTCTTCAATCGGCTTACCATGTCCATTAATGTGCAAAAGTAAATCAAAAATTACAGACCATAGTTTCCGTATGATTTCCTCGTTACTCATATTGTGCCAATAAGGATTCGATCTCATTGATTCTGTCTCTGACTTTCTGCCTCTCAGAATTAAGCTTGTCCATATCATATGGAATCTCTCGTCCTGTGAGCTGATATTCAAGAGCCTTGATTACCTTCCAGTCTCCGATTTTTGACGTGTTCGCTTGTAATTCCGACCTCAATACCCTGAGTTCCGCTTCAAGATTTTCTTTTTCTACGTTCTGCTCAAAATTTTGCTCCATTATGCTACCGCCTTTCTAAATAGTTTTTCAAAAAGTTTATCCATGCTGTGAATAGATTTCTTGCAATCATATTTCAACTGACAATTTCTCCAAGATTTGTAGGTAAATATGATTTCGCCAAGAGTTATTTCTTTATTATCAAGTTTCCTTTTAAAAATCTTTAGTTTTCTCCGTTCCCTCACAAAGTTGCTTTTGCATGGCTTATGCACGATTCTTCCCGAATCCGTAATAAAAATATATTGCTTAAGGAAAATAAAACCTTTATCAATTCGGCAGATATGTGTCTTTTTCTTGTTCAGTTTCATTCCTAGCTCTTCTATGATTTCTTCCGCTCCATTTAAAAGACTTTTTAAGTATTCCTTATCGTTGCTGATTGTATAGAAGTCGTCCATATGTCTTGCATATTTTCCGCATCCCATCACGGATGTAAAATAAATATCCAATGGTGTAGGATAGTAAATTCCGCAAATCTGCGATATCTGAGAGCCGATTCCAAGTCCTTTACCATCGTCGCTAAATGAACGGACAATCATTTCAAGCAAATTCATCATCTTTTCATCTTTGATGTGTCTTTTCAGTGATCTGATCAGCTTATCATGTGGAATATTTTCGAAGAACTTGGTGAACTACTCGGCAACTGAGTTACCAGAGCATCTGAAATCTGGCGGGATACCGCCTTTTTCAGGGTGCGTCCATAACACCAATACTGCTTGCCTTTCGGCTATGCAGCTACTTTTATTATTTCTGGAGTTTTTAGTCCGGTTACGGACAGTTCCTTCTGTTTTCCGGATACGGAAAGATATTTCCGCAGGATATTAAACGAGCCAACTGCATCGGCGTTATATCTTACTCCATCAGTTATATATATACCCCGTTCTTTTCGATTTGATGCTTCTGCATATCTATTTGATACTTCTGGTGATAACGGACTGCACTGGCTGGTATAGCTTTCTCCTTGTTTTATCAATTGTATCCCATACAGTTTCAGCTTATATTCCAGCATGATATACAGCCTGTTATATGGCAGTCCGTGAAACTTCTGGTTGGTCTTATGTCCCATATCTTTCTCTTTACGGATGTTTCGGATGTCTCCCACAACCACACATCGGATATCTTCTTTTCTGCAGTATTCTGCGATCCATCTGGTTGTTTTATGAAGGTAATCCTTCACTGCATTCTGCTTTTTCCTGTAAAGTCTCCGAATATGTTTCGATGATTTTGGATATTTTATTCCTCTTTCCGACTGCTGTGCATACCATACGGACTGCACTCTGGCGATCTCTTTATGAAAATATCTTTCCAATGAAAGGTATTTTCTTCCCAGGATAAAAGTCCTGCCGTTTCCGGAATCATAACAGGTCATCAGATTATGAAGTCCAAGATCAATAGATAAATAATGTCCATTCTGAGAATGCTGTTCCGGCTCTTCAATCTCATAAATGACAATAAGGTCGCACTTTCCGTTTTTTGGTGGATAGATCCGCAGCTGTTTTATACGATCCATGTTCCTGAAAATCTTATTTTCAAGATATAAAAATTTTTCATGGATTCCATAGGTTTCTTCCATATAGCTTTTCAGATCCTTTGGCAGAGACAGACGCAGCTGGTCTGAGCCTTTCTCATGCCGGATCCCCATCTGCATGTATGTGACCGGTATATTGTCCTTTTTAAAACGGGGCGGATTTGGCTCTTTGATTCCTCCAGTCTTTTTTAGGACATAAAAAGATTTCCATGCTTTGTCCAACTGCTTGCAGGTCTCCTGCGCTGTCTGTGATGGCAGCTGTCTGTACCACAGATCCCCTTTATGTGCTTTTTTCTGATAATACCAGTCAGGATACTTTTCCAGTCCCAGTTCTTTATAATGATGACGTTCATAGTTGCAGACATTCCAGAGTTTGGAAGCCGCATAACACATATGCCCTATAATGTTAGAATATTCCGGACAGATCTTTAACGATGTTCTGTGTGACAGCAGCATTCCTCTCCCCTCCTTCAGACAGCTATGCAGATGGAGCTTTACACTCCACCCTGATTTAATACGATTTGCTCTGATGTTCAATATAACGGCGGATATTTTCTTCAGATACTGATCCGATTGTCTCCACATAATAGGAATGGTTCCACAGCTCTCCCTTCCATAGCTGGTTTCTTATTTCCGGAAAACGTTCGAATAATTTTCTGCCGGTGATCCCCTTCAGATACTTGACAATTGCTGTTATAGACAGCTTTGGTGGAGCTGATACAAAACAATGGACATGGTCACCTTCACCACATTCAAATAAATGAACGGCAAAGCCCTTGTCCTCAGCAATCTGCTGCACCAGTTCCTGAAGGTATTCCTCAATTTCTGGATTTAATATTTTCCGCCGGTATTTCACTGACCATACCATATGGTAGTTAATATTACACACACAAGTTCTATAATGTATTAGATTTTCTTTCATACATATAGTATAACATAACGAGTGAAAACGCACAATAAAAAATCGAACATATTTTCGATTAATTATATGCCGGTTACGGCATTAATATCAAAGGGTAAAGGGATTATTATATTATTTCAATGTGCAGATATGCACAATTCTACGCTTTCATCTCGGTAATTGAATTGCCGAGGATTCCCGCTTATCGTCCTAAAATCTCCAACAAGGATATATCCTTTATTCCCATGCTCTCTGTAGTAATCCCTCAAATGTTTATCAAGTCTTTTCCTGGTAAACTCAACGCCTTTCCCTTTTACAGAAGCACCATTATCATAGATAAGCTTTGAATATAGTACAGGTTCTAAAACATAATCACAGACTGCTCTTTGAAGTACTCTGTCTCTGATTGATGGTGATTTGATATGTCTTGTTTTTCCTCTCTCATTAACATCAAATTCTACGAATCTATCTGGCATATACGTTCCTTCTATCAAACTTCTTCTCAATTTGATGAGATTCGGCAACAAGTTCGCTTCGTATCTTTGGATAGATGCTTTCCAATTAACTCCCATCTTGCATTTCTGGAATGACTGGTACAGGATATTCATATCTGTTATTTTTTCGTATAAGTTTTGTTGCATATTGTCAAATAGCACACGTTTACAGCCGTCAGACGTATCTGTTGGCATCATGCACATTATTTACCCTTTCGGGACGGATAAGGTTTCCTTCGTAAGATATACACGGCATCAGCCTTTTTGTATATCATTCAAATCGTGGGCGCACATAGCCGTTGGCATACGACGCGTTGTTGTAGTTCGCATTGCCATTGTTGTTGCAATTGCAGAAATTCGACGCCGAGGCTATCAAACCTTACCCGATGTAAATATTTACTTTCCTTTCTCTATATTTTTGCGGTCTCTGTTATCTCTTTGTCTCCATCCTTTCAACAGATCAACTTCTCTTTCTACTGTCTCAAGAAGTGGGATTAACCTGTTCAAATCAATCGCAAAGCAAGAGGCTATATATTGTAATTCCTGGTACAAGCTATAACAGATACCAATTGCATTATTTTGATATTTTCTCCTTACAGCATATTCCTCATGCAAGAACTCTTTTGAGGGATATATGGAATTCGCAAGTGTGATGTTGTCTATAAGGTCTTTCATGTAATCCATCATTACTTTTCTTTCTTGTTCTATAAACCAATTCGGAAATTCTGCCTGAAACTCATGGTTTGGAGTCTTACCATATTTCGAAAATATCTCATCTATCATCTGTTGATCTTCTTTAGAAATATCCTTAATGACTTGATTCACGGATTTCGGATTTCTTTTCGCTCCGAAATCACGCATCATCCACTTTGAAATCTCAGCCCGCATATAAATTGCGTTCTTGTAAAATTCCATTGTGGATAGACTTCTTAAGTGTTTTAAAACTGAAATTTTATTTTTCTCCTTTCTTCCATCCGCACCCACAAGGGGTGCAGATTCCAGATTTCGCTACGCTCCGATTACGAAGCGTGGGCGCACATAGCCGCCGGCATACGACGCGCCGTAGTAGTGCGCATGGCCATGGCCGTAGCAATCGCAGAAATGCGACGCCGAGGCAGCTCCCTTTAAATAATACCACGCTGAACGGTTATTAATTGCTTGCTTTGAGTGCACAAAAAGTTCGAATTGATGATTGGCGGTACCAATATCATAGGCAGATGACGAAAATACGATCGAACCATATAGCTCAATCTCGCTCATAAGAATTGCTTGATATGAACCCCATTCCCAACTATTCATACAGCCAGTTGCCGCTCCAAATTGGTTATATCCAGAAGCATTAAGACTATTTGAAACTAATTCCCTTGTTGTTTTCAGATGAGAACCAAATTCTGCGAAAAGCTGTTGATTGATGGTTGCTCCCGCGGCAGTAGAACCAGCTGTTGCAACTTCTCCAATCACTGTGGTGTTCATCTCGCTACCCTTGTACCCACCAACTGTGGTATTTGTCGGATTCATTCGGCTTCTGCCAAAGTGCTGAGTACCGCCAAAACCTTGACCTGGCACCATAACGAGATGATGATAAGTGGCTGGATTACTGTCGCCGTTTCCGTACAGCGAATCAATGCCCGCGATTGTTACGTACTGTGAACCGGTCAACTGCAATGAGGCATCTGGATTCGGTGCCGATATTGCACGGGACATTTTGAAATAATTACCAACATAGATATCTTCAAAAAGAGAATATCCGCCTGTTCCATTAAGACGTTTCCACAGTGAGCCATCGTTGTAGTACGAAGTGATGTCTTTTGGCGCAAGGCGCGGGATGTTGTGAGACATTCTGGATAATATCGTTTCCGCTATAGATTGCATTGTGACCTGCTTATTTGATTTTCCAGATGTATCATACGTTAAAAAGGTATCCGTGTCCGCTGGCTTTGTTTTTACTGGATATTCGTTAAATTTTGCCATATTAATTCTCCTTTTCTATATTGAGCTTTTCGTAAAGCTGATTAATTAATTCTTTCTGTCGGTCAAGCTGTTTTTTCTGGCTTTTTATCATTGCAAACATTGCTGGAATCATGATACGCTCATTCCAGTCCTCAACAAGTCCGTTTTGATGCCGAGTAGCTTCTGGAAAGAATGCTTCTACATTCTCAGCAATAAACATCGGGATATATCTTCCTTCATTCTCGTCCTCTTTAACTAGATATCCCTTTTTGTATTTCGCCCACGTTGGTTCGATATTGTACCATTCTTCAATTTCTTGCTCTGAAATATTGTTTCCAATATCTTTATAGCGTTTTGAAGATGAAGATTTCAGCATCAGCTGTTTGTATCCTGTACGTCCATCCCAACAAACAGTATTTGATGATGTCGTATACTCCATGTTTTCTATCTTTGGCGATTTTGCAAAAGATGCAGAATTAGTAACAGTTAAATCTCCAAATGTACCGGTATCAGCCGATACTTCTGTTGCACTAACATTAAGCTCTTCGGCAGTCCAGTCGATTCCCCACGCCGTTTCAACGTATTCAATGTCCACAGTGCTGCTAAAGTATTTCTCGGCACTAACAGGATTTATTCCAGTATCTGAAAAACAAATTCCTGTATATTTCATGCGCGTAGAATTTTCTTCATAGCTTGTAAATGCAGTGTAGCCTGAGTAATCTATCAGTCCCTTCACGGTGCCTTTTTTATCTTTAATCTTTAGGTATCCGTTGCCGTTTTTGGCTCCACCTAGAATTGCGGCGTTTCCCATCAATGCGTCTAAACTGATGTACAGATGTCCATTCAGATAGTAGAGACCTTTAAATTCTCCGTCATTGGACAATATCTCAACAATCTGCTCCTGCGTAAGCATGCCAACGTCAACAGCAACCTGCCATGTCTGCTGATCGGCGATTTTAGTTCTTCCGGAATCCGTATAAATTGTTGCACGTATCATTCCGTCAGCACTAAGAGAATAGCTATCTGGATTAATAGTTATTCCGCTGGTCTGTGAATTAAAGGCCATTTTTGTCCATGTTTTTCCGGCATCTTTGCTGTATTCTACTATCCACCAGGTTTTAAAAGTTGCTTCGTCACCCTGTCCATCTCTGTAATACGCATGAACATTGAATGGATTAGGAGTTATTTTCTTATCCTGTCCCATCATCAGGACTTCTGCGTTGGCTCTAAGGTAGTACGTTCTTCCCGGAGGTCCGTCTTCTCCGCGCATTCTCGCCCATGTATATTTCGCTGGGTCTGCACTGTCCGTCTTTTCGAAATCGGAATAATGACCAATGTAAATTCTATCTGTATCCGTTGTGGAAAAATCCACAGTTCCGTCAATACTATTTGCATAAGCGGTATGGATGTAAGAAGTTTCTCCGTTCTCTCCCGGAATGCCAATTCCATCCGCTCCGTCTTCACCGCGAAAGCGGCTCCAGATGTAATCTTTCGGATTATCAGACGGTGTTTCTGTAGTTTTATTATCCGCAATTCCAACATAGATTGCTTCTGTGACTGTATAGATTTCGTTCCCGGTACTGTCCAGTATGGGACTTTCGGCACTGTCCAGAAGTTTTACGTAATCTGGGCTATCACTCATATCAGAGCCATCCGGCATGGATGCATATTTTCTCCATGTATAAAGCTGTTTTCCGTTTTTCCCTGATTTCTGCTTGGAAATCGTAAATCTCTTCGTTATAGAAAGATTAATCAGGTACGTTGCCTTAATATCCACCCATCCGTTATCTGCACTCAATCCGGTCACAGTGTAAGTGTACGTGGAACTGTTCCACGAGCCGGTTACACTGTCTGATTTTGTAATGGTATATCTACAATCATTTGTGATATCTGACGAGCCGTACATAACTTTCGCTGTAGTTGCCACTGTTGGAAATACCGGAATGTTGCCGTCTGCGTCAGATGTGATCGTCTGCATATCGTTCGACAGCTGGAATGTCATATTCTTGGCAGATGCAATATTGTTGTCCATTTTTGTCAGTTTATCCGGCAAAGAACTACCACCAATTACAACATTATCACCACTGATGATTACTTTTTTGGTGTCCATATCAACCTGGAAGATTATGTTTCCATCGCTATCTCTGACAGTCAGTGCGCCTGTGTCAATATAATCAGCATTGATACCATGTGCGTACAGAATTTTTGCTATCAAATCGCCTGTCAGAAAAAAACCGTAAGGATATGTTTTACCACCATCATTGGATACGCCAATGGCTTCTGCTGTGAATTTAATTACATTTTTTGATTCTGCGAGTGTAGGCTTGTCATGCAGATATGTGATAGTACTGCCATCTTCCTGTGTGACTGATGTTTCATATAATCCAGAAGAATTTTTTAAGGTTTCTTCTAATTTCTCTACTGCTTTTTCTCTGGCCGTTTTTTCTTTTTTTACAAGACGCCTTGCCTCTACGATTGCCTTAGTGGATTCTGACTGGAACTTGCTCATTCCTCTGATTGGATCATCGGCTTGAGTTTTTACAGTGGTCTTTCCATTAACGAAACAGGAAACGTCTGTCAGTGGAGTGATATACCTATTCCACTTGCGGTCGTAAGTATATGCCATATCTCCAAACTCAATGAGTGGATTATATGCAAGTTCTCCCGACATGTTACGGAATTTAGCTCCAATTATGGAATCACCGATTTGAGCAGCCACAGTGTCCAAATCGACATCGTTTACAAGATCATTCTCCAATTCAAGAACATATCCTGCACTTCCGTACATGGCTTTATTTTCTTTATTTTTGAGTTTGATTCCGGTAATCACAATATCATCACTGGATACAGTCGGACTCTCAAAAAAGTCTTTGAGCTTTTCGGATGTGTCAGCTGCTGATTCGATCAATGTCAAGAATCCATCACTATCAATTGTCCAGTTCCCTGTCGGACTGATAAAACTTTCTGAGTCAATACTTGCGCCGCCTTTAAATGTTACATTTCCATCAGCGTCCACTACTGCGTTGTAATCTTCTTGTGTATTGGAAAAATCCCATCTGATAAATCGCAAGTATCCTCTGCTGTCCAGGCGAGCGTTCGCAGTCTCAAGCATTGCTGCCCATCCGAACAACTGACGAAACGTCATGTTTTCCGGAATCTCTGACACGATCAGATTTCCATGAGCCATGGAGACTTCTGACGGAATACCAAGAGTCTCACACGCATCTCTAACAAGAGTCTCTATTGACTGTGGCAGAACCAGATGAGATATATAAGTTGCGTTCGTTTTATACATATCGTCCAAAGCGGTAAAACTAAGGATTTCGCCATATTGTTCTGGTGTCGTAATTGTATAAATACCTTTATCAATGGTTTCGACTCTGTCTTCTGTCGCTGCTTTTGTTGCCAGAATCGCACCGCCACTCTGGTCAAGAATTGGCTCATAGTTTTCATCCAGCAATTCATCTGTTGTAGCCAGACTTGCTACGGAGGTCTGCATTTTAAGATACGCATGAACTTTTGCCATGTAGAAATTATAGTTTTTCCACTGATCAGAAGTGTTGTCCAACTCCAATGTCATGGATTTACAAACAACGCAGCCAATCGGAAAGCTGCTACTTTCTGCACAATCAGAAAATGAGTTGTTGCTGCTCATAATCTCGTTCTGTACGGTTTTGGTTCTCCCATCAGGAAAGGTGATATCCACCACCTCCCAGACAGGTTCGCCATCTGCTAATTTCTGCTTAAATGTATCAGATACATTAATCAAGTGGATTCACCCCCTGCATGTTAAAAGATATTTTTGATACAAATTTTAAGTCTTGCGAAATTTCTCCAATAGTTAGGCTTGCTTTTCCGACATAAAACGGGTCAGTTCTCCATGCCATGTGGTAAAGCGACCAATGGTACAAATTGAAAGTTTTTCCTTTTGCGATAATTTTGAGAATTTTGTTTGCTTCTACAACTGGAACGTTTGATGCTTCATAGCTATATTGTTCAACTGTAAATAGTGGAGTCAGTAATGCTTTTCCAAACTGCGTACGGTTACTACCTTCTGAATAAGTTGTTTCAAGGTTGTAACCCATATCTTTGTCCGGCTGATAGATGGAAGCCCCATTCATTTTGTATCGTTCCGTTATGTTTTTTGGAATAGTTGCCACGTTTCCACCTCCTATGCCAGTTCAAACGGGTTTCTGCCGCTTGTATCACGTCTTAACTTTGCTTCTTCGATAATTTCATCAAATACTGTTCTTCGGTTAATCTGAGCAGTAAAATGATAATCTCCACCGGAATTGCTTCCGGATTCTTCGCGAACAATCTTTCTGAGCAGCGCTTCTGGTGTTTCAATGTTATTGCCCTGTTTCTGGTCGCCCAGGACAGCCAGAAATTCGCTTCTTGGTGGAATAACTGCACCTTTTGCCAGATATGGAATAGTCGGTACTCTTGGAAAGCTTGCGCTAAATCCGATCGTCTTAGAGCCGAATGGTGTAGGCACTTCCCACGGACCAAATGACATTGCAGATTCAATTCCACTGATCGCGCCGTTCACCGTACCGATTGCGCCATTTACGATACCGATAACTTTATTGAATATCTCTTTAACTTTGTTTTTAATACCCTCGAACGTATCAATAACCTTGTCTCTTGCACTTTTGAATTTATCAACGATTCCATCAACTATCCTCTTTACAACTTCTTTTATAGTGGACCATATAGCGCTCCACTTTTCTTTTGCACTTGATTTGATACCATTCCAAATAGAAACAATCTTTTCTGCCAAATCACTAAGTTTGGATTTTATTCCATCGACGAAAGCTATGGTTTTGTCTTTAATCCAACTCCATACCGCACCTGCAACTTCTTTTATTTTGTCCCAGTTTTTGTACAGCAATACACCAATCGCAATGCAAGCTGTTACTGCTGCTATAAAAATTCCGCCCGGTCCGACAGCTGTCGCAATGGCTTTGATTCCACCAATAATGCCGCCAGAGCCGGTCATGAGTGCAATAAGACCCTTAATGAAACTTGCTACTGTCGTTATACTTCCTGCGATTCTCGAAGCTAAGCCTGCAATCTTCGCTGCCGCAAATGCTCCGATCAGAGCTGCGCCGAATGCCTCAATAATTGACTGATGGTCTGCGAAAAATCTTGCCAAATCAGACACTAGGTTGATCACTATTGGAATTCCCGTTTCAATCAGCCATTTCAGCATTGGAAGAACAATATTGTTATAAATCCATTCAAGAACATTTCCGATAGATTCCAGAATTGGCGCAAACGTACTTGTTAGATTACTGATAGATTCCAGTAGAGGATAGAAATTAAGGTTCGCCGCCCATGTTGCTGTATCCTCTGCGATTTTTTCAACAAACTGCATAACTACCACAAGGGCATCTGCAATGTTCTGGATGATCTGCGTTCCAACACTGTTTTTGTTCCATGCATCTGCGAAACCAGATGCAATATTACCGATAGTTTTAAGCACATTCTGAGCAATCCTCAGCATGGTTTCTAACATCGTTGTGCCTGTGCCATTTGTCCAGACCTCTACAAGGCTTTTACCTACACTTACAACGAGCTTTTTGAGTCCATCAAGTGCGGTTTTTGCCGCATTAATAGTATTCTTGCCCTCTTTTTCCCATGCGTCCTGGAATGGCTTCCAGAGTTTTTTAAGAAGGTCGGCTAGTTTCTTGGCAGAATCACTGATTTTGTCCAGC